GGGGAGACTGAAAAAGAATACGTAGAAGGCTTAGTAAAAAATCAATATGTTTTTATTCATCATACAGCTGGTAATGCTAATCCGTATGCATGTATAGATTATTGGGCAAGAGATAAGAGGGGGCGTGTTGCTACTGAATTTGTATTAGGGGGGCCTAATCATAGAAACGGAGATATGCAATATGATGGTACAATGGTACAAGCTTTCCCTACAGGTAATCAAGGTTATCATTTAGGTAAAACTGGATCTGGATTTATGAATCGTCATTCTGTTGGATTAGAAATTTGCAACATGGGTTATTTAGATTCAGATTTAAAGACATATGTAAAAAGCAAATGTAAAGATGATCAAGTCAAAACATTAGTTGAACCATTTAGAGGTTACTTGAATTGGCATAACTATTCTGAAGAACAAATTAAAGCTACTGAAAAATGGATAAGATTTGTTGGAGAAAGAGATGAAATTGATGTAAGAATAGGTCTAAAACAATTTATACAAAAGTATGGACCAACAAAAGGTTTTGATTTTGTAGAAGATGCATATTACGGAAAGGTAAAAGGATTATTAACACATACCAATGTTAGGAAGGATAAGTCAGATTGTTATCCCCATCCTGATTTAGTGGATATGATTTTAAGTTTATAATATGGCATTAGTAAATAACGTAGGACTCAAATTAAAAGTTGATATGGATAAATGTATTCAGTATCAATTAGTTACATATTGTTTTTTTGAAAATATATTAATTAGTAATTCTGACTTAAAATTTTTAACTGAATTATCTAAAAATAATGGGATTGAACTTACTAAATTTTGTATAAGTTTAGTTGACCAAGGAATATTTAAAAGTCCTCAGTCAGCTAGAAATGCAATTACTAAAGCTGAAAAAAAGAACTTAATTATTAAAGATGGAGTAAATAAAAAAACTATAGCTCTTAATAAAAGTCTTAATATACAAATCAACGGTTTAGTTTTATTAGATTATAAAATTTTAGGAAGTGAATCCAAAGAGTCATAAAAATTTTAGAGAAGGTATAGCTGATGAAGTAGGAGTACACCAATCTGTAGTTGATGATTTTATAACTTTTTATTATTCTAAAGTTAGAAAGAAATTATCTAGCTTAGATTATCCTAGAATAAATTTAGAAGGGTTAGGTACATTTTATTTAAGAAAAAACAAATTAGAAAAATCAATTAAAAAAAATAAGAGTTTTTTAGGTAATTTAACAAAAAGAACTTATGTGGGTTTTGCAAAAAGTGAAGATGTTCAAATTAATATAGATCAGATGGAAAAAGCTATGATGCAAATGGAAAAAGATATTAAAAACAAAAAGAACTTTAGAAATGGAAAGTAGATGGTCTAAATATGTAGAAGCTTTTAAAAATCTTGATGCAATAGCAGAAGGAATTAAAAATAACATATTTAAAAAAGAACATGTTGAAGCAGTAGCTACAGATAGATTTCAAATATGTATTAAATGTTCTTTATTTGATTCTAAAGGATCAGATTGTTTAGCCCCTGGTTCTCAACCTTGTTGTTCTGATTGTGGATGTAGTTTATCATTTAAAGTTAGATCATTATCTAGTGAATGCCCTAAAGGATATTGGAGTGCTCTGATGCCAGAGGAAACTGAAGAGTTAATCAACAAACAAATAGAGAAGAATGAAAATACAAATTAATTATATATGTGATGGAATAACTAGTAGTTTAAATACCTCTTCAGAAGAAGGATATTGGTATACTACACTAACTTAGAATTATGGCAATAAGATTTAAAGAAGAAGGACACATCTATGAAAGTAATGATCAAGACAACATTAGTTGGACTGGTGTAACATCTTTTATAGGTAAATTTAAACCTAAATTTGACAGGGATGGACAAGCAAAAAAATCCTCAAAGAATAAAAGGTCTAAATGGCATGGTATGACTCCTAAAGAAATTATTGCTGCATGGGATGGTGAAACAACTAGAGCTATAACTTTAGGAAACTTCTATCATAATCAAAGAGAAGCTGATATGCTAGGTTTAGATACTATAGGTAGACATGGAGTTGAAGTACCTATAATAAAACCTTTAGTAGATGATGAAGGTATTAAAATATCTCCTAATCAAAAACTAGAAGAAGGTTTATACCCTGAGCATTTAGTATATCTTAAATCAATTGGTTTATGTGGTCAAGCAGATGTGGTTGAGGTAGTCAATGGATATATTAATATTAATGATTACAAAACAAATAAAGAAATAAAGAATAAAGGTTTTACTAACTGGGAAGGCATTACTAATAAAATGTTTAGACCAGTTAATCATTTAGATGATTGTAATTTAAATCATTATAACTTACAATTGAGTATTTATGCGTATATTATTAAGAAGCACAACCCCAAATTAAAGATAGGTAAACTTACTATACAACATGTTAAATTTAAACAAGTTGGAGAAGATAAGTTTGGTTATCCAATTAATGAACATGTAAATGGGGAACCTGTTTTAGACAATATAAAAATATATGAACTGCCATATTTAAAAGATGAAGTAAATTCATTAGTTATGTGGTTAAAAGACAACCCAATTAAGAAATGATCACCAAGACAGAAACAAGATTAGAAAAAAGAAAACAAGCTTTAATTAAAAGACCAATAATTTCATTAGGTCAATATATCAGAACAAGAAGAACAACTTAAAAAATAAATAATGGCAGCAATACAATTGACACAAGTTTTTTTAGCAGATCAAAGACCTGCTACAAATCCACCTACAAAGTATATAGTGCAAGGTTCAGAATCTTTTATTGCAATAAACCCTCTTATGTTGAGTGCGGTAGGTCCAACATATCAAGCAGATGGGAATACAATAGATGTTCGTACAGTGATTGTGAAAGGTGCTATATTTCCTATTTATGTTACTGAATCTTATACATATATAAAATTATATATAGATGGCTTATAAAAATATAAAACTATGATAGTAAAGTTATTTGATATACAAAACAATAAGGTTGTAGTTACAGAACATTGTTATACTTTACCTTTCTTAAAAGGAATAATGGATGAGTACCCTGATACATATTTACAAGTATATAAATATATATTCTATATGAGTTGTCCTAATCCAGATATGAACCCTTTTTTTAATTTACCTGAACATGAAAAAGAAGATATAATTATAGAAGAAATTAAATTAGAAGAATCAACTGAAGATCCAAAAATAAGATATGCTTTAGACATGTGTAGAAAAATGTATGAGACACCTACCTTTAGAGCTTACGTAGGTATTAAATCTATGCTTGATAGATTAGGAAGATATATGGAAGTTACACCTATAGAACATGGAAGAGATGGTAACATTAACTCTATGGTTAATGCAGCTGCAAAATTTGAACAGATAAGACAATCATACAAAGGTGCCTTTACTGATATGCAAAATGAACAAGAAAGTTCAGTACGTGGAGGTGCAGGTTTGGCATATGACCAACTATGATAAAAAATAATAAAACTCAATGGCATTTCTGCTATTGGGATGAAATTGAATTTAATAATAAACCAGAAGAAAATGAAAAATCAGACAGTAATACCAGTAGGAAGAAAATTATTAATAAAGGAAATCAAAGCAGAAACTAAAACTGCATCAGGATTGATAATACCTTCAATGGCACAAGAACAAACTTTTAAAGGTTTGGTAGTAGGTGTAGGATCAGGAATTCATGAAATTGTTATAGGTGATACAGTACAATATGCTGAACATGCTATGCCAACACCAATGACTCATCAAGGTGAGGAACATTTACTAATTCAAGAAGGAGATATATTTGCAATTGTAAGATATGAGTAGAAGCATTCCTACATACAATAAAGATAAGTGGGAAACTACAGAATTTTCCAGTGATGTTGTTTTTAGAGAATATTTAGAATCTATATTTAAAGAGCCAGGTCAGTATGAATTTACTGATATGGCTTTTCAGTTTAATGCAGAAGCTAAAAAATTTACTAAAGAAGGATACTATTGTGATGCACCATTTAGATCAAAAGATTTTACTGCTTATTGGGAAGATCAAAAAAATAAATGCAGGGTAGGTGTATTATATAAACAAGGTGATAGGACATGGTATTTAACTAGAGATTATTACATGTGGTTAAACTTCTTACCTATTTTTGATAAAGAAGAAAAACATTATGGCTTTGCAAAGGTAAGAGACGCACAATACCATATGGCATTGTATGAAATTATTGCAGAATTAAATAATCAACACGTTGCTATACTTAAAAAACGTCAGATTGCTTCTTCATATTTTCATATGGGTAAAATTATAAACCAATACTGGTTTGAAGAAGGATCTATATGTAAAATAGGAGCATCACTTAAAGATTATATTAATGATAAAGGATCTTGGAAGTTCTTAGAAGAATATAAAACTTTTCTTAAT